TCTGAGGATGGGCGGCCTTATTGAAAAGCCGCTCGTCAAATACGTGGAGCCATTCACGATAATTCATTGACGCCACAATTTCCGTCTTCAACGAAATTGGTAGAACGTCACGCGCTTGTTCTGGCCTCCATCCCAGGTTTATCAAACGGTTATATTGTGTCTCGGCACCCATCATACTTTCAAGCCACACGTTATCCGCTGTATCTCTATTACTGAAATACTTTCCGTCCAGCATTATTTTATTCATCCATACTGGAAGTATGAATGTAAGCTGGCCGTCGAACTTGTCGTCGGTGTAGTTACAATATCGCGTTGACTCCTGCGTATACGATGCCACACGATGCCTAACAAGCTCATGCGATACGCCCCTGTCCGTCACGAATATAACCGTCATTAGAGAATGCTCAAGCACGGACAGGTGCTTTCTTTTTCGGAGCATATAAATGAAAGGCTCGTAGGAGTCTTCCGTTATTTTATCCTCCGACTTGTAAGCTACGCGCCCGCAACGCTCAATCCGCTTTGCGAACCGCTTCATGGTGACTACATGGGATTCACCTTCGTCCTGTATTTCAAAATACTGTTCGATTATTTTCATTATTTCCTCCCTAGCAAATTCTTTTCAGCCTCGGTAGGAATGATGATTTTCGACTGCGCGGCCTGCTCCTCTTGTTTCTTCAGCATCGCCATGCGAAGCTCCGTGATTTCCTTTACCATGTTGAAAAAATCCTCGGTAATATCCAGAATCACGCCTGCGGTATGATCAATGACGCCTTCCTCGTTCGCCGCGCCCAGGATCACCTTTCCAGTTTCAATATCCAGCCCCAGGCGAAGCGTGGAAATATCTACCATTTTGCTATTCCTATTTTCCTTGGCTTTTTTCCCGCTCATTTTGCTTCCTCCGTAGTTTCAACTAACGTCTTGGGCTCGTCCTTCTTGGCGTCGAACGTGGACTCGATATTCCTGCAATGCTCCGTAGCTTTTATTCCGCCCATGCTTTCAAGAAACTCGGCTAGGAAGGAACATCGGATAGGAACGCCCTTGGCCTTCCCTTCCTCAAGTCTACATAGGAAGTTTCCGAACAAGTCGTCCCACGCCTGCAAGGTATCAGAAAGGCTTGTTGTACGAATCGCCTTCTTCGCTCCTTCCACTTGATAATACCGTAGCTCTTTTATATTTATCTTTTCCTTGAAATATAGCTCTGAGGTAGCGCCTACGCATTGCGCCAGAATGTCCCGCGCCTTGATATGATCCTTGTAGGCGCGAGGATTCAGTAAATGCTTTTTCTGTCCAGGCTGAAGCGGAGTCTCATTTTTCGGCTTGACGGTATTATCCTTCTTCTCCTCCGCAAACTCCCCGCTCGCAATACGCTCTTTCAGTAGTTGCCTAGTTAAATTTTTGCCCATTACTTTCCCCCTTTGAAAACGCTACAGCTATCACCGTCGCAAAACGTCTCGCCCTCGGGAGCCATGAAAACAGATTCGAAGTTAGGCGCATTCAGTTTCGCAACCATGCTATCGTAGCGCTCTTTCGTAATCTCCTCGTAGGGAGCCTGCGCGTAACCGTGATCCTTCAGCGGTAGGAACGAAATTGCTTTTAGCGAATCCTCGTAAGCCTCAAGCACTTTCTGAATATCCTTCGCTTCCTCTGGCTTGAACGTCACCGTGATAGAAACTGAGTTGTCGGCCCAAATACGCTGAAGGTCTACAGCGTTTTTCACTTGTTCCCAAATAGTTACGTCGGCCTTCTTCCTGTCGAAATTCTGAATATGTACCGGGAATGAAATTACCGACGTTAGCCGACGCTCCTCTTCGGTGTTTCCATAAACGGAATACTCTACCTCGTAGCCAGCGTCCTTCATAATCTGAAGCAACGGACTCTCGGTAGCGATTCTGATTCGGCGAATATAATACTGCGAATGATGATAATGCACGCCGGGAGAAACGCCGGGCAGTAACGATACCGTGCCTGAATGCTTTACTGACGTTACACGAATCGACATTGGAGTGCAAAGCCAGTCTGAATAAATCTTGTCAACGCGGCGAAGGTATTGATAGCCCATAGCGCACCAATCAAGTACCTCGCGCCTGCCGTGCCGCACGAAAGCGTCTACGATGCCTGACATTGAAGTTCCGATCCGCCTGTTTTTCAGCATGATCGCATTAGTTTCCGGCCACTCGGTAGGAAGTAGGTTTACCGTCTTCGCGTAAAGATACGCATATTTGAGAGTTTCTTCGTACTCCTCGTAACTCTCGTGCAACGACGGGAAAGTCTCTACTAGACAGCACGTTTCGCTCGATTCAAGAATTTGCTCGAAACACGGATTAAGCCCCTTCGCGTTCGAATCCTTGTAGTCAGGCGCATCGCCTGTACGCCCGTAGGTACGGATATTCTCAAGCCATACGATTCCTGGCTCGCCGTTTTTCGCAATCAATTCGGCAACGCGCTTGTAGTCGGTCTTGCCTACCTCCGCGAAAATTGAATTGTTTGAAACCCACCTATGCGATAGATTCTCAGCGCTATTCATTTCGGGATTTTTTATATTAAGATACGCCTTGTCATTCCACTCTCCGATGCACGATTCAGCGGAGCGGCGCACGTTGCCTGCAACCACGCACACTCCGATTAAATTCATAATATCGACAATATCGACCGACTCAAGAGTTGTCTTTTTAGAAAGCAACTTAATTAGATTATTGTGAAGGTCGATCAGCGGTTGCGGGCCGCTCGCCACGCCTCCGAATCCGCGAATAGGCGAACCGTATGGGCGAATCTTGGAATAATCAAACGTAGGGAGTTGCTTTCCGTGGAAGAAAGCATCCAGCACTAGGCGCACGCTTTCCACCCACCCTTCCCTGTCGTCTGAGATAACGTGTACGCCGTCTGCCTTCGGCGTTTTTATATTTATTTTCAACGCGCCCTTAGTGTCGAATCCTACGCCTACGCCTAGCATAAGCGCATCCATCGCCCAGGTGAAGGCGAACGATCCGCGAGTCTGAATATCCTCCGTGGAAACGAACGCGCAATTCATAAGAGCCGCGCTTCCGCGCTCCTTCACGAACTGCGTCCCCATCATCCAAAGGCCGCGCCCCGGAGGTAAAAACTTGAAATTGAAAATCTTGTCGAACATAATCTGCGCGGATCGTTGTGCCTTGTCATTTTTCCACGGTAGCTTGAAACTAGCGCAATGCTGTTTCTGGATCGTGAACGTGCCCTCTACCACTCGGCGCACCGTCTCCCACCACGTCTCGTTTCTATTCTCACCTTCGATCCTGCGCGAGTACGTGCGATAATAAGTGAACTCGCCTTCCACTCCCCACTTCGGTTTAATTGTTTTATACTGTTCAACAAACGAATCCGCAAGCCTGAAATTTTGTACAATAGCATCCTTCATTTAATTCCTCCTGAAAGTTTTCTCTTCTCCCTAATAGCTTCCCTTATTCTATTCTTGGCAATCTTGAAATACTTTTCGTCTTTCTCAATACCGATAAAATCTCTTCCTGTATTTATACAAGCAACACCTGTAGACCCTGATCCCATTGTGTTATCTAAAACTGTCTCCCCCTCTAAGGAATATGTTTTTATGAAATACTCCATTAGTGCTACTGGCTTTTCGGTTGGATGATACTTACATTGACTTGCGTGTTTCGGAATAGTAATTATTGTCTTAGGATATTTCATACCAGAAAAATCATCAGTTGCTTTTGACGGATCAATGTTATTTGCTTCAGATTTTCTATTTTTTATACTATCTCCTCTGGAATGATTTATTTTACCTTTAATTTTTTGAGGATAGTATACCGTTCTCTTTTTACCAAACACTACTATTGTTTCATGCTGTTTTAATGGATGAATGTTAGCGTTTCCAAAATTGTTTACATTTTCTTTATTCCATATCCACTCGCATCGAAACCATGCTAGTTTTGAAAAAATTAGCATGGAAGTAAACGGTTGATTCGAAGTAAAACAAAGCGCACCATTATCTTTAATAACTCGTTCATATTCAGGCCATAACAATGCCATTGGAATTACCGAGTCCCATGAAGCGCAAGTAATTCCGTAAGGTAAATCTGCAAAAACCATATCAATACTGCCATCGGGTATCTCTTTCATTCTATCCAAACAATCACCTAGCATCAATCTCATGTTATCTCCCATTATACAGAAAAATAATAAGCCCGTCGTTTGACAGGCTTATTATCTAGTTGAATGTTTTTTTACGCCGTGGCCTCTTCCTTCTCCGAAAGCACGCGCCACTCGGAAGGCTTCAGTTCTATAATGTCGCTTCCAAGCCTTTCGAGATTGTAGGACGTGTCGGCGTCCTCGACTTCCTGTGCCAGTCGCGTGATCCCGTTAAGCAACCCGTAGCGATTCAGGTTGCCCTCGTTGACCATGTTCGCCAGGATTTTCTCGCCGTTTTCCTCGGACAACTGATAGCGCTTCGTGACATTCTTAATCAGCGTCGTCGGCTTCTCGGCCTTGTCGTCCGTGGTAGCCTGTATCTTGCGGATAACGTCTTGGAAAGCGTCGTCCGTAAGCGCGTGGTTGAAAATGTCGGAAAGCCTGGACTGGAAAGCCTTCATTTCAAGGCTAATGGTCTTGTCGGAGTAGACGCTGTAATCCTCCTCGTCGTCTCCCGCCCTGCGCCCGGTATGGTACTTGCGAATAAAGCTCTCGGCCGTCGCGCCATTCTTGCACCATTGCCACCAGAGGAACGAACGCACGTCGAACGCGCCCATTCCGATTTCGGAATTGGTCAGCGCGATTCCAGCGTTGACGATTTCCCTGCCGCGCCCCACGCTCACGATTTCGCCCGTGATATTCGGGAACGAAATCTGCACGTAGAGCCGCGAGGGAGTGAGCGACGTTGCGCGAACATTGAACTCGCCGCCGCTCTTCTTCTTGTAGTCCGCAAGGGCCTGCATGAAAGGCTCAATCACGAACAAGTGATCGATAGGCTTGTACCTATCCGAAAGGAACGCTCGCGCTGTCCCCTCCTGCGTGCGAACCATGCGCTTCTCATTCTTGTACTTGAGAAGCGTATTGACGTTATTCGCCTTCAGCCCCGGAACTCCCTCAATATAATCGTAATACTTACGAGGGATTCCTAGCCTGTCGGCAAGCTGTCCTTCGAAGTGATTGTTCACGTCGAAGGCTCCGACGCCCTCAAGCCCGATCCTCTTTCCGTCCTCGCTCATTTCAATCTGCCGCGAGAAGGGAATGTAGTCGGCCTTCAGCGCGTCCAGCCGCGAAAGTTCCTTGGCAAGGTCAACTACGCCTGCGTGAGTGGAAATCATAAAAAACTCCTTCGCTTCCCATCTATAGGGAGCATCTAACATATACTACTGCGCGAACGATCATTTTTTCATGTTATTTTTACGAATTTCCATAAGCGCTTGTTCTGGACTAATCCTGGTCAGGCGGTCTACCTCTTTCCTCTCGTCCTCGCTCAAGCCCTCTATGCTGGACACGGACGGCAGTAGCGAGGTTTTATTTTTATTGAAGAAGTCTATAACGCCGTCGATATTCGGAACCAGCGTCAACGCCTGCAAGCAATATCCCTCGGTCAGGAAGTAGTGGTCAGGCTGAGTATGAACCCAAACGAAACGACTCTTCTCAGGATTGTTTTCGTCCACTTCCAGAATGCGCGTCGAAGCCGTCATTTGAGAATAATACTCGCCGTTGTCGATGAACTCCGCATTGTCAGGATTTATATATAATCCACGCTCCACGTTCGCCTTGACGGTATCTAGCAACGCCGTCCTGTCCATGTTCACAATGCGGTCGCCTTTATTCACGGAAATTACAATTTTTCCTTCCTGAAAAACCGACGAATATATGTTGGAGTATTTCGCCTTCAATTCCTGCACTTTATGGATTTCAGGATTCGCGTCTATCACTCCGATCCGGGGCCTGTAGTAGTCAATAACCTCCGTCGAAAGAAGTTCGAACGTAGGCACTGTCCCGGCCGCCAGGAAGCGAAGGTAGGTGATTCCTTGTTCCTTCACTAGCTCGCGCACGACGTAGTTCAAGTCCGCACCTACGTCAACGCCAAGGATTCGCGGCCTGTCTGCCTTTTCTGGATTTATTGTATAGACCTTCTTCAGCCTGTCCAAATCCTCGCGTGTAATTTTCGCGCCCTTTGACGAATACGGAAGGCCCAAATCCGAATTGTAAACGACCTGAGTTTTTATCTCGTTTCCCTGCGCGTCCACCCACTTGTCGTACAACTGCCTGAGCGGAGCGAATTTATTCAGTAGCTTGCTTATGCGGTATCCCTGCCATGCGCGATTCGGATATTTATGAACGTATTCTCCGTCCATGCACCTGTCGTCAATAGCCTTTCCGCATTCGCATATAATTCGAATATCTTTTTTCTCGTTCTCAGCGTCATAGGTAGGATCACGCGGAATGTACTGGCGCGGGCCTATCTGCTTTACCACATTGTTGAAAAAATCAGGATTGAACCAGCGCCCGCAATGCGGACATTTTATATGCCATAGACCCTGAGTGCTTTTTTGGTAGCGCTCGTCGATGCCGAAACCCTCCACCGTGGGATTGCTAATCTCACGATGGAATTTATACGGTGACGCCGTGTAACGGTCAGGAAGCAATTCCAGGTTGGCTAGGTTGCATCTGTCCTTTTCGTCCACGTATGCCGAATCAATAGGCATTTCGATAAACTCGGATTCGACGTTCGAACCCACGTAGGAAATCGTGCCCTTTCCAAAATGGATTAGCGACGTGCGGTGAATACCGCCTGCGCCGCTACGTACCATTTCCGAGTATTTAGGGGCGCGTTTATGCAATTTATATATTCTATTATTTACGAACCTGTTTCGAAGCTCGTACTTCGGAAGGACGTACATAACCGTCAGCCCTGCCGCCGCCTCTACGTGCGAGTGGCATATATATAATTCCGAAAGCCCGCATTGCACGGACTTCTCTACGACTTGTTGCGTGTCGGTTTTTATCGAAATATATAATGACAATAGATACGGAACTTTCTGGAACGACATTCTCTCGCCGCGAGAATTCAGGTGATACTTCATTGCCCAAAAAAGAGTAGGAGCATCGTTTTTTAGGCGATCCTCCTCTATCTGTTTCGCGGTTTTTATTTTCGACTGCACCGACTTCAGATTACTCATTTAACAAGCCTCCTAGCAACGTCAGCGTCTTCTCTTTCAAGTCGTCTAACGTGCCGTCGTTATGAATTTCATAGTCGGCCTGGATACTTTCGATATACCCTTCTGATTCATGGGTATCCGTACACTCGTTGCTACTGCGGATAACCTTTACAATTTTTCCGCCTGCGGAGCGCACCGCCTCCACTTCCTGCGGATACCTAACGTCGGTAATTATCCACGATCCTTGATAGTAGTCCCGCTTCATTCTTTCGAAGCAATTATTCACCCAAAGCGAACGATACGTTACTTCGTTGAATCTAGGAAACGTGCTTGATAGCGTGCGTTGTCCCCACTCGTTTCCTAGATTCTGCATGGCCTGTCTTGGCGAGATTCCCCAAAGAGGATCGACCTCCTCCTTATGGAATTCAATAAAGTCGTCGTCCCAAAGAAAAATAGATTTTAGCGCGGCCTTAATAGGATCGGCGAAGGCAATCAATCCTACGCCGTACTGCATAGCCAGGAAAGCCGCTACGGTATTCTTGCCGCTACGCTTCTGCCCTGTTATCCCTAAAATCATATTTTCCCCTTAATATAATTTTATCTCCGGGGCGTCAACGCCTTCGAAGCCGCCTCCGTGATCCTTGCTAGTACCCTTCGTTTTCTTGTCATGCTCCGCAATCTTCGAACGCATATCCTCAAGCTGTTTTAGCTCGCGCATTTCCTCTTCAAGCTCAGTCACGGAAATTGTTACATCGTTAGCGCCTTCAGCGCCTACGTCGCGCATAGCATCGCCATCGGACTTGTCGTTATAGATATTCACGTTCAAAAGTTGCGTGCCGCCTTCTTCGCCAGCCTCTTTCATAAGCCCGAAATTAGACATTATCTCCTTAGCGGCCTTCCGCTTGGATTCAATGTTATCTCCGAATTCAGGCGCACGGAAAATCTTCAAATACTGCATCATGGCTTCGCGCAGTAAAAGCACTTGCATACCCACGGTGTATTTTCTGAGATTGAATTGTATCTCTTCAATCAGTTGCTTCACCCGTGGATTATGAATCATATAGTAAATTGCGTAATACGAAACATTATAGAACGCGGCCCATTGATACACCGACCGATGCTCTATAGAACTCCGAAAGGCGAAGTCGCGCTCTCTCGGAGTAAGCTCCGGGTAATTCTTGATTGCCTCGTTTATATTATTCATAACGGCCCCGGAGCCGTACAGGTACTTCTTCTCTTTTATTCGAGCGCGTATCGCGTCTCTAATTTCATCCTGTGTCATTCTGCAACTCCAAATAATTGTAAGAGAAGTTCCACGTCGATTGCGTCGATTCCCTGTACGCTCTCCTGCGGCGGCGTGTTGGCAGTCTTGTCGCGCAACGTCAGATTAAGCGTTCCCGACTTTATTATCTGCCTCTTCACCTTGTCCACTATCTGCTCCACCGTCACCGCTCGATCCAAGCTCTCCTTCCAACTCGCCGGGCTCCTCTTCCTCTCCTTCAAGGTCACATTCATATTCTGTAACCTCGTCGTCACATTCAGGGTCACATTCACTTCGTAGATTGTCGCCTTCTCGATATTCTTGGCATTCGCTTGATAATGCCCGTCCTCTATCTCCTTCTTCGTCCTCATAGTAGATTTCCTCGGAACCTTCTTCGGCTCCTCGCCCTCTACTAATTTTTTCAGCTTCTTTATCTGCGTACTGTCCAGCTTCTTCGTTTTCTGCGTCGATACTGTAGTCTTCGATTCTTGCTTCTTCGGCATTTATGGCACCCCTCGCCCAGGATTTCAAATCTAGGATATACCTAGTTGTAAATAACTTGCTCTTGTAGTATTCGCAATCATTCGTCAGGTTGCGCTTCACCGCTGACGTTATGCCCTTTATGTTCACCCTCTCGCGTAGCGGCCCCGGAATGAATTTCGCAGTCGCCACGCACAACGGTAATGCTCCCGTTTTTGTTTTTATGAGCAATAAACTCGCGCACCTGTGGCAATATACTTGCCGATTCGATTTCATTTTCACGCTCCTTCACAAGCATGGATGGATACGTAGTTTTCAAAAAATGCTCTTTGCATACCATGTTACAAAAAAAGAATTCACGCTGTAATGAATCCATCCAGCTAATCACCTTCGGATGCAACGCGCCGCACTCTGAGCATTTTCGTACAGTCATTTCAAAACTCCGATTCGAACTTCGCCGTCAATTCGTCATTCTTTGTAAGCACGGAAATAAAATGCTTGACGCTAGTATTGTAAACGACTTCCGTATTGCCAGCATTGTAACATATTATCGCTTCATACCAATTCTTGTACTTCTCGTACTTCATTCTAAGGTGTTGCGCCGCAAGCCGTATATTATTTTCCGGCATCATAAGGTAGGCTTTGGTATAATCGGCGAAAGTTATGCTGTTTAGCTGGAATAGGCCGTAGTCGTAAGACGTAATAACTCCTTCCTTGTTTATATTCTTTCCAACCGCGTTCACGTTAAAGCGGCTTTCAGTATAACATAACGCTACGAAATAATTTATGGGAATGTCGTTCAATATCGCCGTGGAAACGATCAGGTACGTCAACTTCCTATCGCCTATGATTTTATCGTAAAAATCATAAATCTTCGACTCGTCTCCACGGACTATTGACTCGTCCAGCACTACTTTTATGTTTCTGTTTTCACTCAGTAAAGGTTGCCTAGTGACGGCAACGGAGTTCACTACCGCCGCCAGTAAGGCAACGCATACTAGGATTAACAAAATATCCTTTGTAATAGTTAATACAGATTTACGCATCTTTACTGTCCTTCGTGATCGTCACCGTATTTAGCGACGATACGGGAGTCTTGTAGTAAATCTGTACCCACTCTCCGTAAACATAAGGATCGATAAACACACGTACTTCAGAAAACCGCTCTATGTACTTCTTCCCGCGAACAATGTCAAACCCGTCTTCGGAGTTGTAGAAAAAATCGCTCGCGTCCTTACTCATTTTTATTATATAAATCTCGACGTTACGCGCACTACGTAGTTTTTCTAGCGCCTTGACTGTCTTTTCAATTATCGTCATTACAGCCCTCCTTGGAATTAAGTAAATTCCATATATCCACTCCTAACTTTCCTGAAACGAACCCTTTGACTGTCTCGTCATTAAGCATAAAAAGCGAATACTGTTGCTTGCAAGTATACGGATGATTCAAAAGCTCATTTCCGATATATCCCGTATATAGCAAACCCTTGCTAGGTGAATAGGTGATTCCTAGCAAGCTGTCCTCGTAGCACCGCTTACTTACAAAGCCTGCAAACGTGCTTTGAATCCTGAAAATGAAAGCCTTCGCATACGCGGCCAACTCTGCCGGATTTTCCAACTCCCATAAATAATGCTTCCTCCGTAAATTCCATTTATGGGAAAAAATCAGTTCGCGTATCTTGTTGAACCGCCCGAACCCGTTGCTTAGTTCCGATGGGAGGCAAGGTATCCCTATGCACACGTCGTTGTCAGTCTCGCTCGAAATAAAATTGTAATCGTCTACAATATATTCCGGCCTTACGACGACGACGGCCTTGTAGCCTGCGTGCTTCAGCTTCCGAGAGTCGTCCACCGCCAGGGCCTTGTCGGCTTCCTTCTTCATAAAAATAAAAATCGTCTTGGCCCCTAGCTCAGGAAAATGCTTCGTCAACTGCGCCGCCGATATGCGAGAGTTGCCGTTTATGTAAACAACCTCTTCTCCTTTCTCGCTTCGTAGTTTGAAAAACGCTTTGTATTTAGGGTCTAATGCAAAAGCGGGCAACACGGCATGAACCGTGCTTCCCGCTAACGCATCTACCTCGCTACTTCCGAGTAGATGAATTCTTTGCATTCTTTTTCCCCTTCTTAGGAGACTTATTAGCATTCGCATTCGCGTTCGCATTCTCGTTCGTGTTCTCGTCCTTTTCATCGTCGCAAGTAGTCTCGTCGCACTCCTTTTCGATGAAGGTAAGCAACGCGAGTGGATAGCCTTCAGTTACTTCCACCATGCGTAAGGGAACCGCCGTCACCTGTAAAGCGCCCTCCGTGACGTGCATATCCGTAAATAGTATTCCTAGCTTCGCCATTGTCTCCGTTGGAATGATCCGCGCCACTACATTCTTGGGAAGCTCCTTCAGCGCAAGGTGAAAATGAATCACGTATGCGCTCATGGGAGCCAAACGGAACGGCCGCTTTATCCGCATAGGTGTAGTGATAGAGCCAGTATCAATAGGCTCCCCGTTGTCGCCCAGGTAAAGCCTGACCGCTCCGCCATACGTCCGAACGTCAATCACGCGAAGCTCGATCCCGCTTCCGCCTAACTCGTAATTGATTTTATCGAACCTGTCGCCAGGAAAGCCCTCTACGAAATCCACGCACTCTTCGAATTTGAACGCCTCTAATAGCATCGTCTACTCCTTATGCACCTAACTCTTTTAGGATAGGCTCTAGTTTAGAATCCTTATGCTCGCCCCAACGCTCTCCCACTTCAATGTCCACGGCCATGTCAATCGGAAGGGCCTTTATCTGCGTGCTGAAGGCCCACTTTATTATTTTCTTTATGCGCTCTACTTCGCTAGGAATAGTATCGACCAGGATACAGTCATGCACCGTATGGATGATTTTAGACCGTAGCCTTTGCCGCTTCAGTTCCTTCGCAACTCGCGCCATGCCTATGTACGTCCAGTCCGAGGCTAGGCCCTGGATGGGAGAATTCATGGCCTGCCTAGCGGCGCGATAAACTTCAAACTTGTCGTCGCTCTTTATTTCAGGCAACCTCCTCTTTCGCATAAATAGTGATTCAATGTAACCGTGTTTCTTTGCGAACTTAACCGTGTCTTCCAGCCAACGCGCTACGCCTGAGAACCGTTCGAAGTACAGGTCAATGTATCCCTGCGCTTCGTCAACGTCGATTCCTAGCCTGCGGGAAAGGCCGACTGCGGTAATTCCGTAAATCAGTCCGAAATTGATACTCTTCGCAATCCTGCGCTCTTCGTCTGACGGCTTGTAATCCAGCGGCTTGTGAAACATTTCCCTGAAGGTTTGTTCGTGAATGTCCACGCCCATCCTGAAAATGTTTAATAGAACCTCGTCCTTCGAACACGCGGCAATGGCCCGCATTTCGGCCGACTTAATATCCGCCTCGATCAGCACGTTTCCAGGCGTTGCGCGATACAGGGAGCGAATCAGCCTGTCGGACGGGATATTGTGCGTGCAAGGCTTGGAGTTGCTAGTGCGCCCCGTCACCGTTCCGCATAGATTGTAAGACGAATGTACGCGGTGATCCTCCCACACGTACTCGTTCGCCTGCCCGATGTAGGTGCCCTGCAATTTATCAATATACTTATACTTCAAAACCGCCTGCGCGATTTTTATGTACTTTTTATTGCCGCTCTTTCCTGCCAGGGCCTTCAACACGGCTTTATCGCACTTCCAGTTTCCCGACTTGCTACGGCCAGCGTTAGGCGCGTGTAGCTCCTCGAAAAGCAACTTACTTAACTGCGCCGTGGAGTTGAAATTGAACTTGACGCCTGCGAGTGAATAAATCTCCTTTTCCAATTTATTTTTCGCTTTGGTCATTCGAGCGTCAAGTACGTTGGCTTGTTCAATGTCCACGTAGATTCCAGTTATCGACGCCTCGGTCATTACGTTTCTAACTGGCGTGGAGATATGCGTAAACAGCGGAATCATTTTCTGGCGCTTCAACTCTACAATATATTTTTCATAGAGCCTGTACGTCGCATAGGTATCGTAGGCCGCGTATGGAGCCATTACGTCCACCGGGATTTCCGCGTAGGAGGAATTCTTCGTGAACTTGTGCGTCCATTTATATAATTCAAGAGGTATCTCGTAGCCGCCGAAACCTAGCTCACTCCACGTCCGCTCCTTCAAGCCTATGCTGAAATTCTCGTCCATAAGGCTTGCCATCGTCATTGTGTCGTAAATAGGCCCGTCCATGTCGAATCCGTGGAAGTGCAAAAACTTTCTATCGAAGTCGATGTTGTGCCCTACCTTGGCAATCGTCTTCGAAAGCAAAAGCTCTGAAAGCGCCGCTGTCACACGCTCGCTTTCCTCCACATTTACCCACGGAATATAAACTGGAAAATACTTTTTTCCATCGCTATACGTCAGCGATATTCCTAGAATGTCATGTCTGCAATCGAAGCCGTCAGTCTCAAGATCTACCGCGAGTAGGCCCTGGTTTTCCTTTTTCGCGGCTTTCAGGTAATCCAGAATAGACGCTTCGTCGTCTAGTAGACGCCACGCCGGAAGCCTATCCTTCGGCGGCTTCGTCACGGCTAACTCCTGCGCCTTTTGAATGTCCGATACCATCTGTTTATATTTGAAATTAAGACCGCGATTGCGGTCTATCATAACTGAGAAAGGCGCGTAGGACACGATCATCCAGCATTCGAACTCACGATTCCACATAGGCTTGCCGCGCCAGCGCATAACGCCTTGAACCTTGTCGCCGAAAATCACGGAACAAAGGGCGGCGTTTCCTAACAGTACAATAACCTTCGGCTTGACTGCCTTAATCTCTTCAGCCAGATTATTCCTGCAATTTAGGATTATGCGCTTGTCAGCGTTCGCGTTTACGCGCCCGCCGCCCTTGGCCTTCTTCGTCGGCCTGCAACGAACCGCGTTCGTATAATAAATATCCGAGTCGGGAATAGAAAGCGGTCGGATCAAGTTTTTCTTGAACCATAAACCTGACCCGCCGCTAAAAGGCTTTCCGTTTTCGTCGTCGTATGAATCCGGGGCGTCTCCTATAAACATTAAATCCGGCCTGTCCGAATTTCCCGTCCCGTCCATGTTATTCGTTACTGCGAATTCGCATATCGACTTACAAGTCGTACACTCATTTCCCATTGTTCGCCACCTTCTCCATGATTATATTATATACCCGTTTATCTAAACTCGCCAGGATCGCTTCAACCGTCGTCGCTACTACGGAATCGCTTTCAGGCAACTTCTTGAAAATCCTGAAAGCATTCAGCATTAGCATCATGGCATTGTTCGCCGATCCTGAGAGGAAAGTAAAACCTAGCACGTCGTCTGGATTTTTCTCGTTCGATGTATCCAGTTTCGAATTGCTAATGTAGGAATATAAAAACGACGACTCGTCAGGCAAGCTCGTCAGTATCGAACTCACGATTACTTTTATGTTATTTTCGGCCTTTAGGTAGGCTGTCTGAATAATGTCGCCGTCTAATACGGTAGCTTCAGCCCCCGTGTAGTCCATTCAAAGCTCCTTAACAAGGCTATTCATCCCATTGTCCGCTATCGCCTTTAATAAATATGCCTTGTTTTCTTTACCGTGCTTACTGATTATCTGAGAAGTCTCTATCCATTCTGGATGAAAAATAATCAGTTCAGCATTTCGCTCTATCATGTTCCAATTCTGCTTAATTTCGTTCTCCCACTTCACCCACTTGTCGTTGTGCTTATGAAGTGGATAATTCTTAATTTTAGTATACGTGTCGCACCGATTCGTAAGTAACCGCGCCACGGAAGAAGGGAAATTTTTAATCCCTTTAATTTCGTCCGACTTGTCGCCCTTCAGCACTTTCCAAATACCGATCCTGTCGGGAGGAAAGCCGAGCGAATCCTGTAAATCGTCGTATGATTCGATCAAGTCTCCGCGCTGAAGATCGACCGTGCCCTGCCGCATGAACTGAAACCAGTCCTCGTCGGTCGATACAAGCAACGCACGCTCCCCAGGCTTCAGGGTATGCACCATGTAGCCAGCTAGATCGTCGGCCTCAAGCCCGATATGGTACATTTGATCGACATTCATATTATCTAATAACGGCTTCAAATCCTGCACTAACGACCTGAAGTCGTTATCTTTTACGCGGCTCGATTTATATGAATCGTCCATAGACTTGCGGCGGGAGTTAGTGCCCTCCCAAAGAAAAACCACCCTGGCGCGAGGGTACAGGGAGCGGCACTTGAACGCGAACTTCGAAACGCCGTAAATCATTCCAGTAGGCTTTCCCTTCCAAGATAGATTCCGCATCCCGTAATGGCACCGCGCCGCCATGTTCATAGTATCGACCACGATCAAATCGTAGTTAGGCATATTCAGTAAATCTTTCATGGCTTCCCCTTCACCCATATTCTTTCACGTGTTACTGAAACAAGGTCACTCGAATGTACTAAAATATAGAATCCTTTTTTTCCATGTCGCTTCAGGCAGATAACAGGAGTCTTCTTCTCCTTGGCCGCCTTGGCTTCGGTGTCTTCGATCAAGTCGCATATAATTTTTCCGAAATACTTCTTGTCACGCTTCGCCTCTATGTAAAGCGTTTCGTGCAACGTGTCTGACTGCGTATCGTGTCTTGAAAACTGGCTAGACAGCGGATTGCGCGTGGTGCCGAAAAAGTCAGCCACGGCACGCTCGAAAGCCTTCCAACTTTTATCCGGCATTTAGAACCCCACTTCGGACGACTCTTCGCCCGATTCCGTATTTTCAGGCAATACTAAATTTAATAGCGCTTCCGCTTCTAGTTCGCGCAACGCCTCGTATCGCCTACTTCCGATCAACATACGTATCATTATATCATATCTTTTAGTTCCCTTCGCCTCCTCCACAATACCATGATGCTTCGTACATAATAATACGCCATTCTCCACGATCAGTCGTAGCGCGTACAAGCCTCTAGGTATAACGTGGTGGCCGCCTATTCCAAACGTGCATTTGCACCCAGGCCACGCGCACCTTCCGTTATACCTAGAGGACACTCGCCTACTCCAATCCCTGTCGTCGTCGGCGGTTGTCATTACACAATCTCCGCCCTCGACACGCCGTTCACCTTCTCTACCAGAATCGTCTCGTTGAAAATGTCGCGCAAGTCTACATGGGAAACCATAAACACCTGAGTAAAGAATTTCCTCAGTAGCGTATTTATTAGTTTCGTCAGCGCGTCTCGCCGCTTGACTGAGAGGTTGCCCGCTATCTCGTCAAGAATAAGGAACTCCACCTTATTATTCCTTGACGCATTTATTATCTGCGTGATAGCAACGCGAACCGCCAGGAAAACCATTACCTTCTCGCCTGCGGAAAGGCTCTTGTACGAACGCGCTCCCATTTCATCGTACAGCACGAACTCCACGCCCGGCCGCGCTCCTTCCACGTCGTCAATTCGTATAACGCCGGAATTGAAGTATTGATAGATTTTCGTCGCCCTGCGTTGGATTGCAACACGGATATTGCGTAGCAACTGCACCGGGATCGCGTAACGTGAAAAAGCATCTGCCACAATTTTGTAAGCCGTCATTTTTTCCATGTTGCTTTCATTCTCGGCTAACAAAGTCTTCACCTTCGAAACGTTCTCCGCGCACCTGTCGATACGCTCCCTATGGTTTTTCACGGCTTGCTCAAGCGAACCCTTCGTCCCAAGCAATTTATTTATTGTAGCGTCCGCATCATTGATTTTCTGAACCAATGAATTATAGTCCTTCAACTCGCCCTTGATAGCGGTTATGCGCGTATCAAGAGTATCGAGCGCGGCGCTTACTACTCCTAATTCCTTCTCAGCGTCAGCTAACGCCTCCTCCGATTCCCTCACGTCGTCAGCGCTGTTTTTCATGGCCTCTTTTACGCGCTCTAATTTTTTATCGAAAGACGCACGCGCCTCTCCCTCTGCCTTCTTCGATAAAAGAGTCTCGCGTAGCTTTGCTATTTTCTCAGTAAGAGCGTCGTGTTGCTTACTCCAATCAGCACACTTGCTTTTGCTTAGGTCAGCGCCGCATAGTGGACAAGTGCTTGCGTTCTCAATCTTCAACGCGGAGGCTAACAAAGCCTTTGACGCTTCCGATTCAATAATTTCCTTTTGCAATGTATCATACTGCTTTCGTATAACGTCAATCGCGGAATACTTGCTTAACTTGTCCTCTAGGCTTTCGCGCTCCTTTACTAGGGACGCGGCCTCTTCCTTCGCCGTCAATTTATTATTTTTAGCCGTCAATACAGCCTTTGAAGCCTTCTCTTTCAAGGACAGCTTTCCCTCACGCTTTCCCCTGGTAGCCTCAAGCTCCTGTACTAGGCTCTGGTAGCGAGTCTCGTCCTTCGCAAGCTCCGAACGCTCTTTCTGTAAAGCGTCCAGCTTCGTCTTGCACTTTTTCAGTTCCGACGAACGCTCCTTCAATTCGAATTCAAGCTCCGTCACATTTTCAGTTACGGAATTTATCGCGGCGATTGCGGCCTTCGTCTCGTTCATCGTCTGAGATATGGCCTTCGCATAATCGTTAGCCGTTTTATTAAATTCAATACATATATCGACCCCGGCTAGTTTCTGCAACGTCTCAAGCCTTGCGGCGGGAGCTACTTGCATTAAAGAGTCGTTAGCTCCTAGCCCGAAAAAAGACGTTAGCAAAAAAGATTCCTTATCAACGCCTAACGCCGCATCGATATATTCCTGCGCCTTATTATTTTTCTGAGACGCACCACCTTGGGCAATAAGCACGTCGTCCAGCATAACTTTCGTATAGCCTGCGCCGCTCTTTTTCACGCCGCGCTCTACGACTAGCTTTTTCGCTTTCGCCGGAACATTCGCCATAGTCAGGCGCACGGACATTGTGCCGTCTGAGCCGATTCTAACTAGCTTCGAAAGGTCTTCGCGCCCTTCACCGTATAAACAAAAAAGGATCGACTCTAGTAGGCCGGACTTTCCGTGTCCATTCTCGCCTACAACCGCAATAGTGGAGTTAGGAGTAAATTTAATCTTTTCCTTTTCGTATGAAAGGAAATTATTAAGCTCTAGCTCTTGAAGCATTCAATACCTCCTCTATCACGTCGTAACCTATCGCCAGCACTTTCTTTTTCATTTCGTCAGTCATGTCAGGCTTGTCTTTAATCCAAGCCTTGAATACAGGCTTGTAATTTATATTTTCGAAAACTTCCGCTACGTCGTCGTCCTCTGACTCGCCCGCGTACTTGTCATTCAGCACGATTTCGAATCGGACAACCGTTCCGTACTCGTCAAACCGTTTTCTGATTTCCACTTGATCGACTTGCATCATGTCCCGCGCATGGACAACTAGCTTCAGTAGCTTTCCCTTAGCCAGCTTCGCCATTTTCTCAGGATCATAATTGATTGAATCCTTATTCACTAGGTCAATCGTCAGTTGCTTGTATCCAGTCTCTTCGGTTGCGAACGGAACGAATTTATATCCAACGTCGTCCTTTTTCGTAACGTGGATAAAGCCCTTCTCGATAGTTGCCTCGTCAAACGAATTGGTACACACCGGGCCGCAATATACGTTTTTCCCTAGCTCCTGGTACTTATGAATATGTCCGAACACTCCTAATTTATATTTGAAAAACTTGGAAGGATTGAAGTGGATCGCGTCTCCCGCCTCAAGCTCCACGTCGGAAGCGTTAGACGCTCCTGACAGGTGGGCGTGTCCGATAACCACGTCAATCTTTTTCGTCTCTTCGGCAGTCAGCTTGTCCACTACCCACTTCTGATAGCCAGTAACGTCGATTACCGACTTCGGAACGTGCGGGAGAAACACTACATTTAGACCGTCAATAAGCAACGCCGTAGGAGAGTGAATCACCGTGGACAGCGTATGATTGTGGGTCATGTACTGCATTGACGTATATTTGACGCCGCAATCGTGATTCCCTGGAATAATAAATAACTTCACATTCCTTTTTTCGGCGAAGCGGAGTATTTCGAAAAACACGGATATTACAATAGGATTCGGCGAAGCTGAATCGAAAACATCGCCAGCCATAGCAACGCTCTCGCCCCTCTTCGCCGCATAACTGATCGCCTCAAAAACTCGCATCTTCGTATCATAAAGCCGCGAAGGTAGTCCCTTTATCTCGATTGTGTCTTGCACTTTTCCCAAGTGTAGGTCACTCAGTACCACCATGAATCTGCTCCTTTATTAACGCTATCACGGCCTGCTTTACTTTCGGGTCTTCACGCATAGCGTCAACTAACGTCTTCTTCGTGTACTTTTTCTTATTTATGACAATCTTCTTGTCAACGATAAGATTTTTTCTTTCGAGATAATCTACGGCATCGCTAAACTTGTCGATACCCTTTCCGTAGATAATATCGAATGAGGCTGTCCTGAATGGAGGATATACCTTATTCTTAATTACCTTGATATTAGTTTGCGTGCCTACCTCGGAAGTTTCTTTCATCGCGTCTTTCTCTTCGATTTTTCCTCCGCGAGGAGAACGAACCTCAAGCCTATACGACGCAAAAAACTTCAGCGCGTTTCCGCCCGGTGTAGTCTCAGGATTGCCGAACATCACACCGACTTTCATTCGCAACTGATTTATGAAAATTACAATCGTCTTTTGCTTGTGCGCCAGGGCAGTCAGCTTTCGCATTGCCTGTCCCATCATACGCGCCTGCCTGCCAACGTGGGCGTCTCCCATGTCGCCTTCAAGCTCCGCGAGCGGAGTCAGCGCGGCCACGGAATCTACAACGATCAGGCGATAGCCAGCCTTGATTGCCGAGATAACCGCGTCTAGCGACTGCTCTCCATAATCAGGCTGTAAAAATGATAATGTTTTTAAATTTATTCCTATGTTAGCCATGTAGCGCGGATCGCAAGCGTGTTCCGCGTCTACATACATACACGGTAGGTTAAGTTTCTGCGCCTCTGCAATAGCGTGCAACGCGAGCGTCGTCTTTCCGCTTTGTTCTGGCCCATAAATTTCAATGGTGCGCCCCCACGCATATCCCACGTTAGGCGCACCTGAAAGAGCGTCGTTCAAACAAAGGGAACCAGAA